TTAAGAGGCTTCATATAAGGCATCTCCAAGGGGATTAAATCTCACCGCATCCTGCAGGTAATCCGGCGCAAGATGGGCATAAATCATCGTTGTCTGAATCTTTGCGTGCCCCAGAATTTTCTGGAGCGTCAGAATATTGCCGCCGTTCATCATGAAATGACTGGCGAAGGTGTGGCGCAGCGCATGAACAGCCTGGCCGTCGGGAACATCAGATGCGACCGTTTTGATGACATCGCGAACCAATGGATAATCCAGCGTCGGAAAAACCAGTTTCCCGCCCCGTTTTTTGATCTTTTCAAACAGGCTTTCAGAAATAGGAACGGTACGGTTTTTGCTGTTCTTCGTTTTTGAAAAAGTGATTCGACAATGAAGAACACGGCGCTGCTCCAGTGCCGCTACCTCGCCCCATCGCGCCCCGGTCGACAGAAGGATTTCGACAGCCAGCTGTTCATCGGGATTTTCAGCCAGTGCATCCAGCAACTGAACACATTCAGACTTACTCAGATATCCCATTTCGCGCTCGTTAACCTTCATTCCTTTAAGGCCTTGAACGGGGTTATCGTTAAGAAAATGGCCGGATGAGATGAGTGCAGTAAACATCGCGCTTAACGCCCCAATCTCTCGATTAATGGTGCTGGGCTGTATCCCCTGCTCTATCCTGGACACACGTAGCTCGGTGAGCATCGTTGTATTAAGTTTATGCACGCACGGGTCATCCATTGCCTCACTCAGACGCAGCAATTTAAGACGCGTGTTATGCCCTGACCTCATTAACTGGCCGTGATATTTCCACCACAATTCAATAAGCACTGACAGAGGACGGCGATCAATAGAGTTTCCTTTCCACTCCTTGTTATGCTGTTGCGCCAGCACCCACCGCTCATATAAAACTGCATCCGATTTCGTTTTAAATTTTTTGCGAATGCGCTTGCCTTTGCGCCCCTCTGGACGCATGTCAAGAAGATAACCTCCCGGAATTGATTTTATGCTCATTCGTGAAACCCCAGCGTTACAAGACCACCATGCCCCCAGCGTTCCATGATTAGCCGGGCTGTGTGCCAGTCTTGCGGGATTTTTGAGAAGACGATGTGTTTTCTGGCCCATCAGGGGAGAGAGAGGGACTGATCTGCCCTGCAGCCTCATTTGTTTTTCCCGTCATAAGCCATATAGTGTATTTTTCGAAATCCTTAGAATTAATTACGCGATCAACAACGCTTAAACCAACCTCTCTTTTACCGCTCTCATAATTCTTTATAGTTCCGAGATTTATCCCAGTAACATCAGCAAACTCAGCTTGAGTTAACCCTTCACTTTTCCGTATCTCTTTCAGTTTTTTTTCGTACCCACTTGACATGGTGGTCTCCAGACGACTAAATTAACCCTAAAAGTCGCCTAGAGACGACTTTTAGCAACAAATAACCACAGACTGAACAGGTTATCACATCATGACAAAGCTCTTGAACACATACGAGCAAGCGGATTTTGAGCGTTTGGCGGCGTTCTACCCATACCGCGATGAGCATGGATTACCGGTACTCGAAGAAAGCCTGAAAGATTACGCGAAGCGTACCAATCAAACTGTTAATGCAGTGAAAAGGCAGGCTGACAGAGCAGCCCTTCCCATCAACCAAGAAGAAAAAAACTCAAAACGTACAGTAAATCTCTTCGCAATTTTCCTGAAAACCATCAGAAACGCAGAGAAATACGTGCAGATGACAAAATAACGAGGTGTAATTTTATGCTGAAGCAACGCCATAATTTTCGTACCGGAACGGAACGCCACGCTAACCGTTTCGCTACCAGTGCATCACGTAGTAACTCCCGCTACAGCCTGAGCGAGGCGCACGCAACACCGGATGGTCACCCCGTAAAACAAATTGGTGAACACACCTGGCTGATTGAGAAAGCTGGAATCGTGGTTCACAGATGCCAGCGCAACCCATTTACCGGAAACCGCATTTTTGCTCTGAGCAACGGCGACAATCAGTTCGGACAGGATTTCACATTGTACGAAGCGCTACGCACAGTTGATCGTCTGCTGCGCGGACAGAATTTCATTAAACAGGCTGATTTATAACAGGTGCTTTATGACCAAAGACCATGCTCAGGGTGTATTTATCCGCTTTATTGATTTTCGCGGTGAGCTGTTGTTGCGCGCATCAGCTATTGATGGAGTGGTTCCGGTAGATAAAAGCACGGCCACTTACATTTATCTGAACGGCACACGCCTGACCGTAGAGATTCCATATCAACACGTATGCGAAATTATTAGCGAAGCTGAAAAAGCACGTCAGGTTAATGGCGATGAACCCTATATCGAAATTATCTGCATGGATTCAGAAGCTGAAATTCAAAAGGCAGATTAAAGGGCATTGCGATGGATAAAGAATATAAAACTCTCGTCAATAAAGCACTTGAGCGCTTTCATTTTCGCTTAAGCGCATCAGGCACTCATGCTGAGCTCGCAGCCCGAGAGTCATTGACCAGGGCCATCAAGAGTATATACGACACAGCTTTTTACATTGACGACCCGGACGCGCTCGACGAGCTTTCCATACTCGTCTGCGCAGCAGAAAACGGGGACCATATTGAGCCATATAAACTGGGGAATATTGCATGAGTATATTTATCTCATGGCTTGTTCTGATTATTTCGGTGGCCTGCGTTATTGGGATTATGCGAATTATTAATTCAGTAAAAAAGATTGAACGCTTTTTCACTGAAAAATAACTGCGCAAATAAGACTCCAGGTTAAATAAGAAAATGTGAAAACAATCCGCATTCGCGGAGGTATTCGCACACACCAAGGAGGCGTAATGGCAATTAAGCATTTTCCTGTCGTTCGTTTCACCTCCAGAGGACGTGAATACGAAGTTGACGAACGCCTGATTACCACAATCGACAAACACCGTTCAGAAAAGGATGCACATCACATCTATCTCACTGACGGCACTTACTTCTGCGCCACCAACGTGGTGCAGGTGAATCTTATCAGACAGGTACAGGAGTCACGCAGATGACCATTCTGGACTATATCGCCGCCAATCCGGGGTGTAGCGGTGGAGAAATCGCCGCAGCACTGAATACCCCAACCACAGCCATTAATGCGGAGTTACGCCGTCTCTGGCGCAGCGGTTCAGTCATAAGAAAAGAACGCAAAACAGGCGGTCGCTTTTCTTATCAGGTAAACCCGATGCCGTTTGGGTGTAGCAACCCGCTAACCCAGATGTTCAACCAGCTACTGAGGGAAATCAGAGCATGAGCACCTCCTACTGCCGGAAACCACGTCGGTCTTCAGCAGCTCATCCGGCAGCAAAACAAACTCCGTTAATTCCTGTTCCGGGCCTTTCCTGCACCTTGCGGCGGGAGGCCTTCGCACATCTGCAACAAGAGGATTGCCGCAATGATTCTCGCCGAAGACTTTTTTGATTACCTGCTGAAAACCGAGCGCGATTTTGGTATTCGCGTTCTTGACCGCTATGCAATGTATCTGAAATCACTGCCGGAACAGCAGCTCCCGGACGGCCAGATTGTTATTGACGGGCGCTACATGGTTGGTAGCTGCCAGGATGATTACACACTTTCCCGCATCGAAAGCGGCACGCCTTCCGTTCTGGGTATTTACCAGCGAACTTCATCTCTGATTGCTGATGTAATTGCTGACAGCATTCGCATAACACACCGTTATGCCAGCACAGAGAGCACCATGCAGGAAATCCAGCGGCTGGCTACCGTCTGCCATAATGCACTGAGCGGCAAGGCGGAGTAGTCGGCGTGACAACGGAGTACATCAGAGACTGGCAACAACCACGCTGTGCAGTCGGTCGCGAGGGAACGGGGGAGCCTGTCCGCCCCTCCCTTCTTTCTTCCTGGCTGGATGCCTACCGGGCAGAGAACGAGCGCCGCCAGGAAATGGCTGATGCGGCGTTCTCCGCTGCACCGCTGGGCAATCTGATTAATAAAAGCCTGGACGCACAGGAAAAACAGGACAAAGCCATCACACTGGCAAGAGAAGCCAGAAAGCAGGCACGAGGTGCGGTGGATGAAGCAATTGCCGCACTGCGTCTGCTGCCGTCCTATCTGCGTGATCCGCTTATCCGCCATCTCTCTTTCCTGCGCAAAAAACAGGAATCTGACCGCCAGAAAGGCAAAAAGAGCTGGCAGGCGGAACGCTATGCGCGCGGAACCCTGCGCAAAATATTCGAACGTCTGGCCCGCACCGACCGTCGCTGGCTGACTCCGGGTTATCGCTCCCTTGCCGGACGTGAACGTCTGGACGATTTGCTGTACCTGCCACAGCTCAACAAGCACCAGATACAGACGCTGGCCGTCATGACAGCGGCGATGTTCAGCAGCACCTTCGAAAAACTCTGCGATGGCTGTGGCGCGACCGACGGCGAGCTGACCATGGATATAACGCTGAAGGCGTATCAGATGCTGGCCCGCATGGCGTTACATCTGCACACAGTGCCGCCGCATTATGACGCACTGACAACAGACAAAGACCGGAAGAACGAACCGGACACGGAACTGCTGCCGGGTGCAATCCTCCGCCTGACCTGTGCGGACTGGTGGAAACGCAAACTGTGGCTTTTACGTTGCGAATGGAGAGAGGAACAACTCCGCGCTGCCTGTCTGGTTTCCAGAAAAACATCACCCTATCTGAGTCAGGACGCATTAAGTGAATTTCGCGCACAGCGCGAGAAAACACGCGATTTCCTGAAAAGTTTCATGCTGGAAAATGAAGACGGGTTCACGATTGATCTCGAGACGGTGTATTACGCGGGAGTAAGTAACCCGGTCCACCGTAAGGCAGAAATGATGGCCACCATGAAGGGACTGGAACTTCTGGCCGAAGCCCGTGGCGACAAAGCGGTGTTTCTGACTGTCACCTGCCCGTCAAAATACCACGCTACAACAGAGAACGGTCATCCGAATCCCAAATGGAACGGCGCCACCATGCGCGATTCCAGTGATTACCTGGTTAACACTTTTTTTAAGGCGGTCCGCAAAAAACTGAATCGCGACGGCCTGCGCTGGTATGGCATCCGCACGGTGGAGCCACACCATGACGGCACCGTGCACTGGCACATGATGGTCTTTGCACATCCTGAAGAAATCGACAGCATCGTGGACATCACCCGTGATATTGCCATTCGCGAAGACCGCCACGAGCTGGGCAATGACATAACTCCGCGCTTTAAGGCAGAGTACGTCGACGGTTCAAAAGGTACGCCGACCAGCTACATCGCCACCTACATCGGAAAGAACCTGGACAGCCGCGCCGTGGATGGCATTGACCCGAAAACAGGCAAGCCACGCGTTGATCACGAAACCGGAAAATCAATGGCCGAGAGCGTGGAACGCGCCATCGGCTGGGCGCGCCTTCACCGCGTCCGCCAGTTCCAGTTCTTTGGTATCCCCTCCCGTCAGGTATGGCGTGAACTCCGCCGCCTTGCCAGTCAGATGGCCCGCAACCCGGAAGGTCCACAACGTCTGGAAAATGACGCAATGGATGCGGTACTTGCTGCCGCTGATGCCGGGTGTTTTGCCACCTACATTGAGAAACAGGGTGGCGTACTTGTTCCACGCAAGGATTACCTGATTCGCACCGCCTACGACCTCGCAGAAGAGCTGAACGATTACGGCGAGCAAAGCGTACAGATTTACGGGATCTGGTCGCCACAAATCGGGGAATCTTCCCGCGTGTGCACGCACCCGGATAACTGGAAGCTGGTAAGACGTAAACCGGAAGCGGAAGACAGCGCCAACGAAAATAGTTTTGACCTTCAGGGCGGCCCTGCCGCCCCTTGGACTCGTGGCAATAACTGTCCCCGTGTACAGGAAACGGACAACAACGGGACAGAACAGCCGGAAGAACGGCCAGCACCGTGGCCGCAGCTTCCTGACGGCGTTGATGTGGATGAATGGATGCGCTCACTGAAACGGCACGAACGCCGGGCGCTGATGCGTTCGCTGCGTGACAAACAGGCAAAAAACAGCAGTGATGAAATGCAGAACTGGACACAGAGCCGCAAACAGCCACAGCCTTTGCCTGATAACCACGAGTTACTCGCTAAAGAATGGCGGGAGTCTGCTGAATCTCTCGGCCTGCATATCGGTGAACAGCAGATGCAGCACCTGTTACGGGGCGGCAGTCTGTACGTTGACGGCAGCATCATTGCACCGCAGGGATTTGAAATTGTACGCAAACCGGATACCCGCCCGGACAGCCGAATCACGCAGCTCTGGCAGCGCCTGAGCCGTAATCACGGCGTAAGCAGCACAGAGATCCGCCATAACCCGGTCGCCAGCTATCTGGAACAACTGGGGGCATCAGACCCCGAAGCCGCCGCACGTCTGGCATCCACACTTCAGCAGGACCAGAGCACCATAAAAACCCCCGTTACCGTGCTTTCTGACATGCTGCGCGCCATCCGTGACGCAGAGCACGCACAGAGAATCAGTGAAACCACTGAACGCGCCAACCGCAAAGCAGACCTGCTGCGGGGTGGCCTGACCCGTGGGAACAAAAAACAGACAGAAACGGGATTCACAAATCCCGTAAATGAGCAAAAAACGCGCCGCGAAATATGAAGCGCGCACAAAACAGGCAAAAGCGGGATTTCAGAATCCCGTAAACGGTTAATTAATCAACATAAGGAAAATCGACATGAAAATTTGTATCGACGACGGCTCCACCAACATCAAGCTGGCATGGAGTGAGAACGGCGAACGCCGCAACGCCATCAGCCCGAACAGCTTCAAGTCGGAATGGTCTGCGCCATTCGGTGGCTCGCAGCCTGCGAACTACATGCTTGATGGCGTGCGCTATGGTTTTGATCCGGTCAGCGATCGCTTTGTCCAGACGACCGACACGCAATACCAGTACAGCGATGTGAATGTAATCGCCATTCACCACGCACTGGTCAAATCAGGCATCACACCACAGGAAGTAGATGTGGTTGTCACCCTGCCACTGAGCGAATATTTCGACACAAACGCACAGCCGGACATGGCCAACATCAACCGCAAAAAAGCGAACGTCATGCGCCCGGTGGAGTACCAGAACGGTGAGGCATTCACTATCCGTAACGTGCGGGTTATGCCTGAATCCATTCCGGCTGGCTTTAAAGCACTGGCTGACATGAGTCCGTTTGAATCCCTGCTGATTGTGGATTTGGGCGGAACCACGCTGGATGTGGCAAAGGTTCAGGGGCAACTGGCAGGTATCAGCCAGGTGTTTTGCGATCCACACGTAGGCGTTTCTCTGATGGCCGATGCCGTACTGTCGGTGATGGCCACTAACGGTATGCGCACCAGTCACCACATCGCCAATACTATTATCGAACATCGCCACGATGAAGCCTGGCTGCGCCAGCACATCCACAATGACGCGCATTACGCCAGCCTGATGGCGGTGATTCGTGAAAAGGAAGAAACACTGAAACAACGCGTGATCCGCGCGCTGGCGGGTTTTTCCGGTTACGGGCGGGTGATGGTTGTCGGTGGAGGGGCGGAGATTGTGGCACCCGCTATCCGCGAAGCCTGCGGAGTTAATGCGACTTTCATCGCGGACGGAGTGCCACAGTTTGCTCTGGTTAATGGGTTGTACGCAATGGACAAGGAGTAAACCAATGACCACACCAACCAGGCGGATAAGTTTCTATCTGAAGCCAGCCGCCGTCAAGAGTGAGCAGGAGGCGTGCAGTTACCTAGACAGCCTGCCAGCCTCAGAACGCAGCCGCGCACAACGCGCGGCCTTTTTGGCCGGACTGTCACTCATAAAACGAGCCCCCGCTCTGGCGTACTCGCTGGCAGAATGGTCAGAAGACGAAATCAGGATGTCGTTACTGCCAGCACAGCCAGAAAAAACAACACAATCAGCAACGAACAGCGAAGGAACCATGCAACAAATGAAAAAAAATATTCAAGCGTTTTTCCCGGAGTGAAAACAGGAGCAACTATGTCCACCATTACCAAAGAATGGTTACAACGTAAAATCACCAAGTTGAACGCGCCATCGGGCAACTCTCCGGTAACTCCAGATGGTTGGGTTATGGTACCGAGGAGACTAACCGTTGAGAACGGCGCTAAGGGTGTGCTATCCGGTGAGTTTTCAGAAACTACGTTTATAAACTGCCCGGAATGTTTTGGCGATGATGATTGCGAAACCTGTGACGGGAGCGGGAGAATTGAAATTAAAGTACCAGTCACATGGACGACCATAAAATCCATCTGGGATAAAGGTATTGAGTATTTTGCTGCAGAGCCGCCGCAGGAGGTTAACCGTGGCTAACCTGCAACTTGCCGTCAAAGGTGAATACTTCGATGCCATGATTCGCGGAGAGAAAACGGAAGAGTATCGCCTGGTTAATTCATACTGGTCTCGCCGTATATTGGATAAGAGCTATGATCGATTGATTATTACTAAGGGGTATCCGAAACGCGACGATTTAAGCCGCAGAATTGATGTTCCATATGGGGGATATGAGATCAAGGTGATAACACATCCACATTTTGGACCAGAGCCAGTAAAAGTATTTGCTATTAAGTTGACTCAATGACCGATACCACTAAGAAAAAGCCGTTAAATAACATACATGAAAAGTATGATTATTTTACGGATACCGCTTGCTTGCTGACATCTGAAGAACAAAAGATAGCCCAACTTTTAGGCGATGCATGGAACCTGTATTTAACATTGCCAGTTGAGCATCCAATGGGTAGAGATGAATTTTGCCGGGCAATTCATCATTGCCAAAATATGGTGTTGGCACGCCCTGCCATCAGGGCGCTGGCCAGTAAGGGGCAGGGCTATAAATAGATGAGCAAAACGCCCTCCCCCAGGGCGTTTATTTCAATGCACAATAGTGCACAAATTTGCACAATTTTTTTGAATGACTTTTTGCCCTTCCGGCCCGCATGGCGGCTGGATCCGTCAAGGATCCGTGCATGCACAAAAAAACGCGTTTTTTCTGCGCGCAGGTGACGGGGGAACAGCCCGCGTTTCAGGGGGTAAATAGCATTCCCTGAACGATGTCGCAGCGACACAACAGAATGGCTGTATTTCTCACGCTGAGTGTGAAAAAGACGTAAGGGCTTTTGAACAGATAAGGCCGCCAAAATCGCACTGAGGCGGCAGGAACATGCAGTCAACGCGGTGGGATTGCGTAAGAGCCTGACCGTCGATGATGGCAATAAGCTGGAAGGCGTCGTGAAATTATCTGATTGATACAGGAGCTGGAGAGTCGGGGCATAAATTTTTTATGCCCAGGCGAAGCAGCAGACAAGCGAAGCGCGTCAGGATGTGGGCTGGGGGTCTAACAGTGCGTAAGGGTTAAAGCGGATCACCTCTTCGCCCAGCCAGTCATTGATGTGCTTCATGGCCTCCATGACGGGCATCAGCTCGTTAATTGCGTAAACCCGCGCGGCCTTCTCCACATCACCAAACGCACTTTTTTCGCCCGGCATCGCCCCCATCAGTTGCGGTGGAACGCGGTGCGCAGCCAGCACATCATCACGGGATGCAGCCTTAACATTCATGAACTCATCCTTTGCGGTGATCTGCTGGAACGGCAAAATTTGCACACCCTCTTTGCCCCCGTTGGGCGCATGAATGAGCACATTTTTAAATGCACCACCACCACGCGCACCCTGTAGCGTTTCTTTCAGGGAGTCCATGCTTTCGCGGTTTACCTGCGCTGCACCGATGTAGATGATGCACCCGGCGTGGGATCCGTTGTCGTAATACAGTTTTCTGAACATGTCCGCCGAATGGGAAAGACTGGCCGAGAGTAATGCACCGAGATATTCCGGCATGCCGTAGATTTCCTGGTTAATATCCGGGTTCATCAGGTGGCACACTTTGCCTGGGCGAAACTGAAACGCATCCTTGCCATCCTGCACATACCACCATGATTCAAGATCACTTCCGCGTCGCATGTATTTCGCCAGGGCGTGCCGTAATTTAAGCGGTTCGCCGAGCATATTGCTTCGAAGCTCAAGGAATGCGTTACCGAACACAAACCAGTCCAGCGCCAGCGCCGAGAAATCCTGTCGGGAAAGCAGCGGGTGCGGAATATAGCAGCCGAGCAATACATTGCGCTTAAAGTAAAGCGCAGACTGATGCCAGGACGTTTGCCGGGCGGCTCTTGCCAGACCGTACCAGTCCACCGGGGTTTCATACCACCGCCCGTTATCAGCACAGTACATATTGTCCAGCAAATCATGCCCGGTCAGGCGATAAGGGCCGTCAAATGTGAATGCACTGAGCGACGATTCTTTCCTGAGCGCATCAGCGAGATCAATGCGTGAACTCATGCGCACTTTTTTATTTTTTCTGCTCATCAGAACTCCATAACCGTGAAACGCTCGTTTTCTCCTTCGCCGCCAATTGGTTCGTTAATGACAGCAAGCATGGTTGCCCACGCAAGGTCGCCGTGGCTGATCCCCCTCGCGCGGTCCGTTTCGTAAGTGATAAAGCCGCCCGGTGTTTTCACCTTACGCACGGCGTTAAAGGCCGCGACCAGCTCGCGTTCGGCGCGATCGTATTCCCACCGTCCGGCACGCATTATTTGCAGCATTTTCAGTACCAGCGACCGTTTTGATGACAGCGTGAAGGTGTACGGAATAGCGGCAGGGAAAAACCGTTTCACTATCTGATAAACAGCCTCCCCGTTCCCGCCCGTCACATCAATGCCGATGTGTTCCACGTTGTAGCGGCACGTGAACTCTTCAATGACTCTGGCCTGTTCTTCAAACTCCAGCCCCTGAACGCGTCGCGTCTCCACCGTTCGAAAACGGCCACCAGGAACAGACGGAGGAACCACCACGGACACAGCGCCGCTGTCGCCGTTGCCACTGCTGCCGTTTGCGTCATACCCAATCCATACCGGACGATTCCCCATCGGGCGGGGAGCAAAAGGTTTCCAGTCTTTCCAGTCGTCGTATCCGTCAACACCGCAGCCAATCAGGATATTCAGGTTAAATGCCGATTCCCCTTCGCGGACAAACTCACACATATAGAGATTGAGGAACTCGTCTTCGGTGTTTTCATCACGAATTTCGTCAATATCGGTGTGTTTCCAGCCGTGATTAACCACATCTTCCAGCGTGACAATCTGCCGCCACGTCCGGTCAGGGCAGATAAGCCCGTTATGCAGCGTTTCCCAGTCCACAGAAAAACGCTGGCGTTTATGCGTGGCCTTTTTCTCGTTCCAGCGGTCGCCGTTCCAGTAGGCGTATGCCTCGTGCGTTTCGGTGGATGGCGTGGAGAAGTAGGTGCGCCGCAGTCCGCTGAGGGTTGCCATAGCGCCAGCCACCTTGCGCAGTTCAGCAAAGCGACTGACCCAGAAAAATTCATCAAAATAAAAATTGCCCGTATAGGACTGTGCCGACGCAGCAGAAGTGCCGAGAAAATGCAGCTCTGCGCCGTTGGAGAGGATGATTTTATCGCCCCCTTTCAGCTCCACATCAACTTCAGCCGCGGCCTTCTGAATAATGCTTTTAAACTGGAACGCCTGACGACGCGACGCAGACAAAAAAATCTGGTTACGCTGGTAAGGTTGCGCCACATCGTCACGCAGCGCCATCAGCAGCGCTTCCTGTGCAAAATACCAGGTCGCCCCAATCTGTCGGGATTTCAGGATCATCCTGTTACGTATCCCGGCTTCCCTGCAAAGGGTCAGGGAGTCAAACCAGCCCCGCTGATGCCACTCCAGCCTGCTGATGATTTTTTCCCGCAGTGCGGCAATCTGTTCCGGCGTGAAATGATTTTTAAGTTTTTTCGCCCGGCCTTTCTTTCCTGTGGCCGTCGCATCCGGCTGGCCATCATGCAGTTTTTTAAGCTGCCGGGTCAGCAGGTCTATTTCCTTGAAGTCACCACCTGTTTTATTCTGTTTTTCAGTAAGCTGGATGAGGCGCGCATCGATGGACTGCGTGACACGCTGCACGGGTGGCGCTTCATCCCACTGGTCGCGTTTTTTCCACGCATAAATCGTGTTCGGGTTTATTCCCATCAGACGTGATATTTCTGCGGGCGGATAACCCTGCCAGTAAAGTTGTCGCGCACGCTGGCGCACAAAAGCGTCCTGAATCATTGCTCCCCCTGAGTAATTACAGGAAGATTACCCGCGCGCGAAACCGTTCTCCTTAACCCCCTGTTCTGGCCGTTTTCTTACAACAAAAGCCCTTTGTATCAGCCTGTTACGCTTTGCCATCATGACTGAAGGACCAGTCAGAGGGGCAAAAACTATGGCTAATGAAAAATCAACAACCCGCAAAAAGTTTCGCGTGGCTGTCTCCGGTGTAACGGCAGACGGGCGCGAAATCAACGGCGACATGCTGAAAGCTGCCGCCACCAGTTATAACCCGTCCGTTTATGGTGCACGTGTGAATATTGAGCACATCCTGTCACCACTCCCCGGTAGCGAGTTTTCCGCTATGGGCGATGTTGTGGGGTTGAGCACCGAAGACATAACCGATGGCCCGCTGGCAGGTCGCACGGCACTGTATGCCGAAATTGAGCCGACCGCTCGCATGATGTCCCTGCTTAACGATGGTAAAAAAATTTACTCCAGTATTGAGCTGGAACCACAGTCAACCATCACGGGAGGCCCTTACCTGCGCGGGCTGGCAATGACCGACACCCCCGCCAGCCTGGGCACGGAACGTCTGGCCTTTGCGGCACAACAACGTATGCAACTGATGACATTCAACTGTCAGCAGGGAGACGTGGCGATGTTTACCGCCGCTATGGAGTCAGAACTTATCGAACTCACCGAACAACGTCAGGAAGAAGGCACCCAGTGGTTTAACCGCGTTATGGGGATTATTGGCCGTGGCCACAAAGCGGATGACGTCAGTTTCTCCCGTATTCAGGAAGCGGTGGAAGGTGTCGCAACGTCACAGGCCGACATTATCGACCGTTTTAATGTGCTGGAAACCCGCCATCAGCAGGACAGCCAGAAAATCACTTTACTGACCACAGAGCTGGCAGCACTGAAGGAAAAACTGCGCACGCAGGACGGCGATCCGCAGAACCGGTTCACCGCAACAGGCGCAGCCTCCGATCAGCTGGCTGACTTCTGATAAGACAAAGGAGCAAATTTTTTATGAATCTGGTGATGTCAGATATTACCCGCAACAAGCTGGGTTGCTATATGGCGCAGCAGGCGTCGCTTAACAATATCCCGGTTTCTGCACTGGTATCGCGATTTACCGTAGAACCCTCGGTGCAGCAGCGTTTTGAAAACGCCTCAAAGGAAAGTACCGAATTTACGAAAAGAATTAACGTGATCGGCGTGACCGACCAGAAAGGCGAAAAAATCCTCCTGGATACCACAGGACCGATTGCGCGCACGAATACCAGTTATGACGGAACAAAACGCCGTAACCCGAATAACGTGGTTGATCTGAAAAACCGCAAATACCAGTGCGAACAGGTGAACTACGACACGTTTATTTCGTATCCGCAGCTTGATGCCTGGTCGGCACACCCTGATTTTCAGTCCCGCATCAGCGCACAGATTGCCCGACAGGTGGCGCTTGACCGCATCATGATCGGTTTCAACGGCACGTCTCACGCGGATGAGTCCAACTTCAGCACCAACAAGCTGCTTCAGGACGTTAACGTGGGATGGCTGGAGCACATCAGAACCGACGCCAGCGAGCGCGTTATGAATGACGTGACGCTGACCTCCCGTAACATGGACAACACCGTGGCGCACGCGGGTAAGTATGCGAACGCTGATGCACTGGTACAGGATGCGCGCTCATCCCTGCTGGATGAATGGCACAAGGAAGCTGACGACCTCGTGGTGATTATGGGGCGCAACCTGTTTAACTCGCTGCGTCTGCCCGTGCTGAACAGCATCAGCGGCCAGAATCCCAATGCGGAATTACTCGCCGGGCAACTCATCCTGTCATCGCGCACCATTGGCGGGCTGGGCGTGTTCCTTGCGCCGTTCTTCCCGGATGCAACGATGCTGATCACCTCGTTCAACAACCTGTCGATTTACTGGCAGAAAGGTTCAATGCGTCGCCTGATGAAAGACGAACCGGAATACAACCGCATCGCCACCTACCAGTCCATCAATGACGCTTATGTCGTTGAAGACTATGGCAAGTGCGCGATGGTCACTGGCCTGAAGTTCGCCGACAGCTAATCAACTCACGGCGGGCATCA